TGTGCTGCATATATTCGTATGTGAACATTTGATTTACCTCGTTTTTCAAAAAGCACTGGCGGCAGGAGCACTACCGCCAGCGTGGGTTTACAAGTTGTTAGGATTAGGACAGGAAATCGTCATCCTCATCGTCGCCTGCGAAATCAGACTCAGCGCTTGCCTTGCCTCCAAGGGGCTCACCATCCCGGATCTTCTGTAGATTGTTGAGACCGACTGCGATGCCACGATTGCCATTTGTGTTGAAGGCATAGAAGTTAATGGAAGCTCTGCCGTACACACCTGAATAGACCTCCGAGCGCTGCAGGATCGGCTGGCAATCAGCATCTACGATGCCAGGTGCAGTGGAGCTGTTGGCATTCAGAAAGTAGCTGTCCTTATATGCCGGATCATCCGGTCTCTCGGTATCGCCATCGCGGAGAGGCGTCTTGATTGCGGTGAGCGGCGGTACGGACTTGCTGTTGCCCTTGAGCTTAGATTCGCCTTCTTTGTAGGCTGCCTCGATGGCTGCCTTGATCTTTCCTACGGTAACGGTGTCTGACTTCGGGATGATGAGAGATACGGAGAACTTAGGAGTGCCGCCGTTGATGGCGCGGGCCTCCCACACATTTGCGTAGCTCCAGCGGGTATCCTTGCCCGTGATGACCTTCATCGGATTGATCTGCTTCTTTGACATAGTTATTTTTCCTCCTTAAAATCGTCTGCTGCTGTTGTCATTTCCGGACGCTTATCGCTCTCCGGAACCAGTGTCGGTTTGCCCTGTGGCTTTTCTATGAGATCACCGAGCAGCTCAGTGAATCGCTTTTTGCCAAGCAGGGATGTCATGGCCGTGACGCCTTTGAGTTTCTGTTCATAAGGGTCGTAGCCTGCTTCGAGGACGGTCTTGGCGACTGCCTCGTCATCTGTGTACTTTCTGTTGGAGCGACCTTCGACGAGCTTGAAGCCGGTCCAGTGCTTGCCGCCGATCGCCTGATCCAGAGCAAACTCCTTCACGTCATTTGCCCAGGAGACCAGCTGATCGACCTGCGTGAGAACCTTCTCGATCTCTTCATCAGAGAGGAGTGGCGGATCTGTGAAGTCGAGCTTTGCGAGCTCCATGTTGGCCTCTGCACGTTTTCGACAGGTGGCTTTCATTCGGCAGAAGAGGCACCAGGGGCCTGCGGCATACTCACCTTTTCCTTCGTATGCGAGTTTTGCTGTAGGGACCAGCGTGTTCTTAGCCCAGGAGAGAAGATCTTCCTTATTGATCTCGCTGACACTGACATTTCCGAGCCTTGGCTGGAATATGGTCATCTGTACCTTGTCGATGTCGTAGAGATCATCGAAGAGTTCCAAAGCACCTAATGCGTAGAGCTGCATCTGCGGATTGCCATGCGCGTCGACTTCGTTTTTCCCGTATTTGAAATCTACGATGTAGAGAGTCCGGTCCGCGATCAGGATGCAGTCGGCAGTACCGAAACCTTGTGGTACATAGTGGGAGAAGTCCACCCGCTGTTCGATCATGACGATCGGATCAGGGCTCGCTTCCTTGGCCTTTGCATAGAGCTCAAGCACATAGGCTGCATACTCATTTGCGCAGGTTTCCATCTCGTTGTCGTAGTACGTGAGATTCTCTGTCGGGTCAGTTGTTGGCAGTCCCAGTGCCTTCTCAAGCTTGTAGGAGCAGAGAAGATGGGCATCAGTGCCTTCTGCTGCATACACGCTCGTCTTGTCCTCAGTCCCTTCCGAGAGCCTGACCGAAGGCGGGCAGTTGAGCCACCTGTATGCCGATGAGGCAGAGAGGAGTGCGTGCTTAGTCATCTGAAAGACCCTCCGCATCGTGAACCAGTGCCTCATAATTTGCCGGGTCAATCTCCGACAGGCGGCTTGCGCCATACTTCTGCAGCAGAGCCCTTACCTCGGTTGTGTGTCCGGCTCTGGACTTCTTCGCAAGAAGCGTCCTTACATCCACAAGGGTGAGTGTCGGCTTCTCAGGCTCCTTTGCCGGTTCAGGCTGTGGAGCTGCAGGCTCATCACTCGTATTACTGAACGCCTTAGCCAGAAAGTCAGCGGCTTCTGTGATTGCAGTGGCGGCATCTCTGAGACTCTTTATGATGAGATCCATTTCGCTCATTTTTGACATTGTTTTCACTCCTTTCCTGTGGTTTGCTGTTGGCAAGTTCGTCAATCAGATCTGCCAGACGTGAGGCTATAATGCCTATCACGTTCAGAACTCTGACAACGTCTTGCTTTGTGATCTTGTTCTTATCCACTCGGGTTCACCTCCATTCCGGAGCGTTTGTTTTGCTGCTCCTTACAAGACCCAATGGAGGTGAGGTACCCGGATTGACGATGAAAATTTATTGATTCTTATTACTGAGGTGAGAAAAATGGGATTGCTTATTCGAAGATGTTTCCACCCATCTCTTCGTAGATCTGTTCCTTTGCCTTTTCGAGGCGGCTTCTGAAGGTCGTACGGTTTACTCCGATAATTTCAGCAATTTCTGTATCAGTTTTTCCCTTCATCCGGAGTTCTCCGATTGTGATGGCTTCTGGGTATATATCCAAGAGCCGGTTAATGATCTGGCGATAGTAAATCTTATCTACGATCTGATCTGCAAATTCAGCCTTTGGATCACCGATGATATCGAGCAGGGAATATTCCTCGCCACTCTCATCGTTCGTTAAAGGCTTGTCCAGCGGAGTAAATCTGCCGTCTGTACGATACTGACAACCTATGCAGTCACCATCGCAGTACCAGAAACGTTCCTTATTAAGGGTGCATTCTCCACGTCCCTGCATTCTTTTGCGAGTTCTGTCACGGTAGCGCATATACTCCGTGTACAGTTCTTCTGGAACATTGATCCATTCGTTAGTGTCTTTAAAGTAAAGACGTTTGCTGTTATTTCCTGTGTTTGTCATGAGAGCACCTCCTGCTCGGTTGGTCCCGAACCGGAGGGCAGTCATGAAAAAAGGCATAGCCGACCAAACCGGAACGGGAATTAACACGTTTCGATTGGCCAGCCATGCTCGTAGGCTGGTTGGTATTAAATTTTTGACCTCATGACTGTTCGAGCCACTCTGTGCACCGGGTGAGCAGGCATGGAGCCAAGCAGTTTAATGTCTTACTCGGGACAGATTGCTGCTTCCAAATTGATGAATAAATTGTTTTCAAATTCATCGAAAATATTTAGAAACGCAAAGAAACTATATTGAAGATGAGATGATAATCTGATATACTTTAGAAAGACTATTGTCAGACAACTTCTTATCTTCACTGTCTAACTTATAGTTAATGGGGTCTGCATCAATAGTTAATGGGAATGGATTCAGGTCAATCAGAGTTAATAAGGTCAATGAAAGAAAAGAATGGCAGAAACACGGACACCAATATTATGTGGGGGCACATTTTTTACCCTTGTTCTCAGAGCACTGCAGGATCACACAAGCGCTCGCAATAAGATCCTCGAGAATTCAGATGGCCTTTCACAGCCGGAAGTATTACTGGGACTTATGCTTGTAGAAGATCCCAGTCATAAAATCCCCAATACAAAACAAAAGGGAGTGATGAGCTCCCTTTCTACAATCGCGTCCAATTTCAAGGCGTGCAATAATATCAATTCGACTTATTTCCCATTTTTCGATGACGATATCAGCGAGGCATTTGATAATCGCGTTAAAGAGAATCATGATGCCGCTCTAAAAGATATGATTAAATTCGTGGATGCCTTCATCAATAAGGAAATAAAAGGAGTGAAGCTGGTTTCTGCTCTTGCTGAGCTTATTGCAAAAGACCCGACAATCACTGATGATACGGAGCTTTATATCCGCGTTGATAACACTCCGGTCAGGAAAGCGGATATGTTCAATGAGAGCCAGTTAAATCTCTACGCCTTCTTGCTGGGCACCTGGCACTTCATTATCATGAACAGACCGGACAACAGAGTCGGAATTGCAACTTATAAGAGTTGGCATAGCACTGACGGTGTTGAGCTTAATGCCCAGAAACCTTTTGAAAGTGATCGATCACAGGTCGGATGACCGGGGCAAAGAGGAGAAGTGCAGAGAGGCACAGAA